CAGATGGGAAAATATTACGAATTTTTTCGATGCGGTTGCGTGCGCGCGGCCCGTCCATAATTGCGGGATAATGTCTTTCTTTATGCCGGCGGGTTTCAGCTCGCCAATTCGCACCCGCGCCATCGGCCGGCCGTCATAAGTCAGCGCTGCGATGTCCTCCAGCGCCTTGCGCTTGTTGTCGAGGTGCGGGGGAGCAAGCGTCCGCGTCGCCCTCGATCGGAGTGCCTCGAAATCGAGATACTCGGCGACAATGCAATTTGGGTGCGCCCAATCGTCTCCATTTTTTGCGGGGCTTCCAAAGTATTTTGTTCTCGCCGGGTCTTGAAAACTGCCGTTGCGCGCGATTTTCGCTTCCACGTTTTTGAGATAATTTCTCGCGGCGCGTTTCCCATCCGGCGTCTTGGGAAACTTCCGGCCGTGACTATGGGGCCGCGTGTCCGCGAACCAATAATCCTTGTAATCTCCAATCTTCATCCCGTACCTCTGTGATACATATAGAAAGTATAACTCACGCGGTAAACAAAAAAAATACTTCAGGTTTTTTTGCGCCCAGCATTTATCGAGGATTATTTGCGCCCAGCTTGCGCCCAGAGCCATTTCCCATAAAAAAAATGGGCCAGCTTTAGGAGCTAACCCATTGATTTTATTGGTTGCGGGGGTAGGATTTGAACCTACGACCTTCAGGTTATGAGCGAGAAAAACTCAAAAAATAACCTGCCAATAAATCAACGGTTTAGCCAAGTAGGTGCCGGAATTCTCCCGTTTTCGTGCTGCCCATCGATGCTATCATGTGCCCATCGATGTTCAAAGTTGTTATTTTTGTTTGCGCCCAGCTTGCGCCCGGCGCATCTAAACCTGACGCGTTTATCGATACATCTTTTCTAGCTGGATCATAGGCACGGCGTTTTCGCTGATGACGTGTCCGCCCTGGATTGTTAGATCGACAATGCCCCACCACCAGCCGGTCGTCGATAATGAAGCATAATTTTCGACATGGCCCCAGGGCAAGGCGCAGCCGACATTGATCACGGAGACGTGTTTCTGTGGCCCGACCTTCGGCGCGCGATGCGAGCGCCGTTTGTGATCGTGACCGTACACGATGTCAAAAATGGCGTCGTTCGCGATCCGCGGCCCGGCGGTCTTGCCGCCGTAGGGCTTGCCCAGCTCGTTCAGGGGAACGTGGACAAAACCCACGCCGCCGATGAAATAGAATTCGCCGAATTGCGAGCTGGTCCACCCGTGATCGGCATCGATGTCGGCGATCATGGTCCCCATGACCCCCACAACCTCGGGGTGGACGTTTTCGTATCGCCCGATGCGCCCGCCCGTGGTCGTGTCGTCATGGTTGCCCTTCGTGATGTGCTTTTTTATTCTCGACCCAGGGGATAACCCCTCGGCGAATGCTTCGTGGCTTTCTTTATAGCTCCTAACATCGTCATGGAACGCACCCTTGAGGCGCCCGGCATATGTCGCCGTGTTGTCATGCGTCGAAAGACTGTCGAACGTCCCCCAATCGCCAATTTGGACAATTCGCTCACACCCATGATCTTCCGCGTATTTCGCGAACCAGGTGAAACGGTCTTTCGGGATATCCGGCGCATCGTGAGCGTCGCCGATCACCAGAACACGATAAATTTCGCCCCCTGAACTGCCGCCCGCCTTGACGGAGATCACCGGCTTGGTCAGCGGCCGGATTTTTTCGTATTCCGCGAGCTCCTTGATTTTCACGGCTTCCGCCGACGGTTGCATCCCTCTGCGCCGTGCCGTGGCCGCGCGCGAAACGAGTGTGCCGCGCGGTATCCCCAGGGCGTCTGCCGCGCGTTGCGCGAGGTCATGCACTTCCAGAGCGTCGAGAGCCTCCTGCGCGTCCTTATCTAAAAGCGGTATGGCCATTTAGGCGCGCAGCCGCTCCGCTAGTTCCTTGGCTCGCGCGGGGCATTGATTTCTGGCGTAATGACTATCGAGCAATTCGTCGGCCGCGGCAGAATACCCCGCTTCCCCCCGCGCCATATGCGACAACATTCGGTTAAACCCAGTCAAACGGCCCCAGCCGAGTTGGTACACCAGCTCGATCATGACCATCCGCTGGGGCATCGGCGTTTCGGTCCACCATCGAAAACGCTCGCACTCCCCGATCGACCGCCTGATGTCGTTGGCCAGTAGGTATTCCGCCTCCTCCTCGCTGATGCCAAGGCCACCCTTGGCCTGGTCCAGGTTACGACCGTATCCCACGCTGGTCGCCCCTGCCGGGCACACATAGGAATGTCGCTGATAGCCCTCATGCCGTTTCAAATTTTCGCTCAATTCCGCGATCGGATAGATCATCGTCATTTTTTTTTGCCGAGGAACTTCGTCGCGCCGCGGAATCCGAATGACGCCGCCACGATAACGCCGAACATCGCCTGGTACCATTCCGGCATCGTCGCCAGGATTTCGAAGCCCCGAATTGCATACCCCTCAAGGCCGGGAATGAAACACATGATTAAAGGTATACAGAAAATGATACATAAGAATTCATCCTTAAACGAACCTTCCGACGCCTTGGCCTGGGCGATGTCCCAATCTATTTCGCCCTCGGCTCTTGCCCTGGCGACATTAACTTTCCCGGCTGCTTCGAGCTTTTTGCGCTCAAGATAGGAGCCGCCCAGATTGCTGATCAAGTCGATGATCGGACCTATGATAGGAATCATTAAACACCTGGTTTTTCTGTCACGCCGAATTGCGTGGCGGTACACCACGCAGTCCAACTTCTAAATTCATCTGCCTTGCGGCGACGCTCCATCGCGTGTGTAAAAAACTGCTCGCTCGGACATTGGGAAATTTCCGTGACCGACGATTGGAATTCCCCCTCGTTGGTCCAGAGAATCACAATCAGAAGCAATTTTGGGATTATGGTATCCAACGATAATTCCTCTTTTTCAGTATAGCTTGAACCGTGTCGGTCTCGAGAATCCGAATTATTAGCCAGACGGTTGACAGGATCGCGGCGATCAGACTGATGGCCTCGGGCAACAGGCTAAACCACGACCCAAATCCGGCAGTGACAGCGGCAATATCGATCGGCGTTTTAGAATCCATCACCGGCCCCGAATGCACTCTATTGTCGGCGCTTGGTTACCCATTGCCTTCCTCCCGTGCCTCTTCCTCCCGTTCCACTCGGTTCTTGTAATCGTCCCGTGCTGCCAGAGCAGCGATCAGCCCATCGTCATCCGCTGGCATGTCTGTTATGCTTGCATCGGCCTTGAGAACCTGTGTGGCTTCCAAAGCCATCCGCTTTTTGCAGTTGCTGATCTTGCCAACGACCGCCTTTTGCACCCAATCGTCAATGTCGAGGAGGTCGTTGTCCAGAGCGAGTTTATCGTCGTCACTTATGTTTACCGTAATAGTTAAAGCCATTGTCTTTTCCTTTAGGCTAAGAGGCAAGCTGAGAACTGCGAGAACCTTCCCGCTGATATGTCTGCCGTGTCTGCACCGTTGCCGGTAAAGGCTGTGGAGATTGTGCAGGTGTCAGCTGCGTCCATGTCAGCATTGATGGTTAAGCTGACACAGTGGGTGGTGGTTTGTTCGGCGGCGCTACCAATCTGCCTTTTTGTCCATGTACCGTTTGATGTAACGATGTTGAGGGTGGCGTTGGTCGTGGCTGACAAGTTGGTCATTTCAACCATCGCAGTAATGGTGTATTTCCCCGCAACCGGAGCCGTGAAGGTGCTTGTTCCGTCGAAGTCACTGCCTTGGTCGTACACTTCATTTGCCCATACAACCGTGTAGACAGTGCCGTTGCCCGTTACATTTGCAATAGCGTTGGGATAGGCAAGGAAGGCGGGTTGGAGGGGCTTGGTGATTGCGCCGTCGCCAGCTATGGTCATCGAAGGCGTCGACCCCCCCGGACGGAGATAGATCGATCCGCTCCCCTTGGTATCGATATAGAGGTCTGAATTGGTAGCAGCCGAAGAACCGGTTCCTACGACCGTCAGGGTCGATGAATTGACAACGGTGAACGTGCTGGTCGATCCGGTCGTT